GTCGAGTATGTGATACCAGTCAAAGGTCGTGCCGTTTTCATTTTCGGTGCCCATCAGTGCATCACCAGCGACGAATGCATCTTGCAAATCGTCGTAAGCCGAATGATAGTCATGCATGCCTCCGCATCTATCGTAATTTCCGCCTGCAAAAAGTAGAATGTGTTTCATTGGTTGGTGGTTGGTTTGTTGATTGCTTTGAGAAAGTCATCCAGTGATCGGACGATGTGGTACTTGTAGCCTGCCGCTTCGATCTGCATCTGCCAAATCTTCTGCGCCACGTTTTGCCGCCCTGTTTCGGTCTTAAACTCCAGCGCTATCATCCCTGACGGCGACAGGTAAAGCATGTCAGCGACGCCAGCGACAACGCCCATTCCCTTCATCACTGCGCCTTGATAGCTGTTGTTGCTGTTGTTGTTCACTGCAAAGAGTAGTCCGCGCTCTGCTTGGTAGTTGTTCCAGTGATAGACGAAGCACTGGGATTGAAGTCTGAATTCTGAAGACATGTGAATAGTGGTTGGCCGTGATCGTTTTTAAGTTCCTGCAAAAAGAAAAAGTATCCCATGCGGTATCCGCACAAATTTAGCAATTTCTTTGCGGTCTGTTTGTCATTGATGATGTTGTGCAACACCCAGTGTAGCTTGATTTTCTTGAGTCTAATCAATGCCGCCACCTCTTCCAATGTTGCCTGCTTCGCCATGTTGCGGTAGTCGATTGGTGTGTAGCTTCCGTTGATTTGCAGGATGACTTCCTCACCCATCTCCCCGACTTTGACTGGCGCGACGTAGCCGCACGCGGGACATTCTGCCAATGCGGATAGCATGATGTATCCGCACTTCCGACAGTTCTTCTGCGGCGCGACGCCTTTGCTTTTCTTAGGCTTTTTCTCCAGCTTCCAAACGCGGTCGAACTCCCACGCATTGTGCTGCTCCCTATTGTTGCCGAAGTCCAGTATGGTAAACTCCTTCTTTGTCGGCGTCACTCGGCTACCCCTTCCGCACATCTGAAGGTATAGCGGCAGTGACTTTGTCGCACGGTAGAGGATTACAACTTCGACGTTTGGATCGTCGAAGCCAGTTGTTAAGATGCCGCAATTACATAGGATGCCGTTTGTACTGGCTTTGAACCACGCCAAAACCTCCTGCCGTTCATCAGGCTTCATCGTGCTATCGAGATGCCTCGCTGGCAGTCCTGCGCTTTGCAGTTCGTCGCATAGTTCTTTGCTCGACGCAATACTTGGCGCAAATGCCAGTGCCTTCTTGCCAGTGCAGTAAAGGAGGTAGTTCGTTATCACTCCGCGAAAGACCTTTTGCTTGCTGTACGCTGCCCCCAGTTGCGCCGCGTCGTAGTCGCCGTTGTAGGTTCGCACTCCTGTCAGGTCAACTGGCACGCTGTACGTCGTTGGCGTGGCGAGGTATCCGTCGTCTATCAACTCGCGGATAGTCACAGGATCGACGATTTTCGTGTAAAACTCCTTGAGCGCCTTTTGGTTGCCCTCGCGATGCGGCGTTGCTGTTGCGCCTATGACCGTTGCCTTTTCCGGTATGTAGGCAAAGAGTTTGTCAAAGCTGCCTTTGTGCGCTTCGTCGATGATTACGAGGTCGATGTCCTGCATCATCTTTTCGTATTCCGCCTTTGCCATTCGGCGGTTCAGCGATTCAATCATCGCAATGTAGCAGGTTGAAGACTGCAACTTTGCGTTGCCCTGCCTGATGGCGACAGGTGAAACGTCGAAGCGTGTCAGTGCACCGTCGGTTTGCGTCAGCAGTTCGACGCGGTCGGTAACAATCAGCACCTTTTTTTCTTTGCTTAGCGCAGACTGCACCATAGCGCTGAACATAACGGTCTTGCCGGCACCTGTTGGAGCGCAGAGGATCACGCGCCTGTTGCCTTCCCTAATGGCAACGCGCAGTTGCTCAATGGCTTTTTGCTGATATGGTCGGAGTGTAGTCACTTGTAGTCGGTTTGTAGTAGGTTTTTTGCGTGGAAAGTTACTACAAAAAAACGGCCTTTGCAATAGCGTGGAGGGCGTTTTTTGCATTTGTAGTAAGTGTAGTAAGACTTTTTTAATAAAAAGAGTATGTATTATATGATGACGATATGAATAAGATTCACGCACATATAGGGTTTCAAAAGTGCGTTTGTAGTAACTACATCTTACTACAAAATTGGGGGAATGTACGTTTCCAAGTCGCTGGGGCATATTTGCCATTTTTTGATAGGGCACTTGCCTGCCTCCTCCCTTCGACTTTGCTGAATGTAGCCGAGTGCTTTCAGCTGCTGGCCCAGCTTGTGGAGGCTCAACGACTGCCGTGAGTTCATGTCGATGTAGACTTTTATCTCGCTGGTGGTCATCCACTTTTGCACGTTTGTACTTGGCGGCTTGAAGTATTTGACGATCAACTCGCGCTCTAAACTTGGCTGCTCGTTGTCCATCGTGTTGTTGTTGAGGTACGCCGTGTCTTGCTGATCCAAATACCATGCCTTCGGGTTCGCCTTCCATTCGTTGTACAACTCCATCCACAGGTCGACTTTGTCGATGGCTTCGTAGCTATCCCAGTCAATGCTGACCACGTCAATCGGCACGATGCGTCTATTTCCTGTTGGGTCGTTTATGATTTCGGCCTCGTTTGAGGTGCCGCACAAAACTGCTATGCGCCGCAGTTCTTCGTGGACTTTGCCGTATGGCTTTCGGATCGTGAACGTCTGCCGGCTGGAAAGTTCTTTCAGCTTCTTGGCCTCCTGTTTGCTTTTGCCGCCAAATTCGTCGTCGCAGAGTATTATCTTTTTACACATCAGGATCTCATCATCCTTTCCTGCATCCAGTTTTGACTCGCCATAATATCCGCGTAGCTCATCGGGTAGTAGGTGCCGGAAAAAATTTGTCTTGCCGATACCTTGCGCACCTGTAAGTACGAGGCAGATCACCGAGTAGTCGTAGTGCATAGATGCAATTACGCCATGTAGCCATTTTTTGAGGAAATTAGCGACGTAGAAGGGATCGTGACCTTTGGCGTGTATACAGTCCACCAACTGAATGAAGTTGCCTCTCGGTTGACGTGAGGCGTGTTTAGCGAAGAACTCTGCAAATGGGTTATATCTCGCTGTATTCTCGGAGTCGATAATATCAAAAACGAGTTGCTTTTTTACCTTTGATCCGTAGGCGTGAACGGCTTGCAGGTAGATTGTGTTGAGTTCGCGATCAGTCACTGGCTCTCCTGCTCTTTCATAGTTCCGTGTGACTTCGTTCAAGCGGATATTGATGCCTCCGATAAATGTTTTAAGCGCGTCGAGCATCTCATCCGCGCTTGGCTTTTCAATGTCTTTTTCTTCCAGTGCAAAAGCCTGCGTAACGCGTTCCTCGACGTCTTCGATGCCGTCTACTTCCGTTAGGTAGCTTATCGTTTCCTTTCGTGCATCGTCCGTAGATCGGAAGCCACCAGCGACGCCAACGCGTGCGCGGTTAATGAGCGACATGCGTTCAATGCGCTTTGTCTGCTCGGTCTGCGTTTCTACGCCAGCGGCGCGCGCCATATAGACGAGTGTTGCATACGTTATCTCGCGCCTTGATGACCGTTGCAATTCTGCGTATTTGGCGTCGCACTTCTGCGCGTTGTACTTGGCGCTCATCTGCGACAGTGTATGAAAGTGATCCAGTCCTTTTGGATCGTCTTTGTACTTGCTTATCAACGCGCACCCGACGCGATACCAGTCCTGATAGCCTTCGCATAGGTTAATGTTCCGGCTTACTATTTGCGCGATCATGTAGTCGCTATCTGATTCGTTGCCGACGTACTGTGCGCGCATAGGCGCGGACGTCTTCGGCAGATAATCTTTGAAGCGTGCTGGCTTTTTCTCGGCTATGTATAGGTCAGGATCATAACTAACGTAGCGCAGGCGCGTCACGTCTTTGCACGCGCGGTCTACTATCAGCTCATACCTATCGGCGATACGCTTTTCAAGACCAAGGTAGGCGTCGAGGTGTCTATTTGGATCAATGGGGAAGATGGCGCAGTAGCCTTTCCCTCCAGCGGATCGGAACATGGCGTATAGCAATGGATCGTGTCGCAGCTTGGCAGCGCCCACTTCAATGTTTGGGTTGTCCTGTTCGTCGATGTCCATGCAGATAAAGCCGCTATGCTGTATCAGTTGATCGGACTTGCGCGCCTTAAACTCTCCGCTTGTCGTGAAGGCAGGCAATTTGTCTTTGCCTGTCTTCCCGGTTCGATATGCGAGGATGTGATCCTGCCAGCGTCCGTCTTTTATATTGGCCAGCACGGTATTGAGGTCGCCCGAATTTATCGGCGTTGTATTGCGGTGTGAATCGAAAATGGATACTTTGATTGACATGAAAGGGATTTGTGTTGAGGTATGTAGAAAAAAAGCCCCGACTGGTCGTAGCAGTCGGGGCAGGCCAAGGTAGCGGCTTTGCTTACGTTCACAAGCGGCTACGACCTCGCTGGCAAACTCTGATACAAATATACAACATTAAGTCATATTGCGACCTCGCCGGTCGTGTTCATCTGCGACCTTTCGCATCGCGTCAATGATGTTGTTGTCGATGTACGTTGCAGCAATCGCAAGGTCGTAAAACAACTCCACCAGTTCAGTAGCAGTGAGTTCGCTGTCGTCACTTTCGATGCTGATCCGCTTGCCGTCGATTTGCAGGCTTAGCTTTAAGCCAAGGTCAGAATGGGAGGTCGCTGCCATTGTCTTGGATGTTTAGGTTATTGTGCGATTCTGCCTTCGGCTTGCCAGCATAGTAGTCTGCGCTGTTGGCTGATGGCTGCTGCTTGACCTGCACGTTGCCGGCCAAGAACTCGCCCTTTGCGCCTTGCTTGCGCCATAGTGCTACTTGGTACTCTACGCCGTTCAGGAGTAGATTTCCCTTCCACGAAGGTGCGTTGGCATTGTCGGAGTTGTTGGTGAAGACGCTGATGTCGCCCTCTTTCTTTTGGTATGTACTCATAATGTTGTTTGGGTTTAAAAATTGTTTTGGGTTAAGGTTGTAAAAATAGCGTTGGTTCATTGTATATGTCGCACTCATTCTGAAAGGCAGCGTCGTAGAAAAAGTCAAGCGGTGTCTGATCCAGCCATGCTTGTGCGCTGTCTATCTCTGCTTGCGTCATCTCATCCCGCGAAAACCAAATCTCGCGATCCCGTGAAAACCAAGCGTCAATAACATCTATATCGCCGGTGCTTTCCTGATCCCAGTTCGCCGCTTCGTACTCGATGTATACCTTGATATCGATTTCGTTGCCTTCATGCGGTATGTTGAAGTATTTGTAAAATATGCGTTCTCTGCTCATTGGTTAGTTTAATTTAGTTGTTCATACTTTTTGCGTTCTTCGGTTACGCCAAGGTTGTAGGCGTTCTGCATGTCTTGGAGTGCGCTCCGGTACGCATCCGCCCAGACCGGGTAGAGGCGCGCCGAAACTTCGGGCGATACATTTTGGAATAGCTGGCCAACGAGCGTCACCATCTTGCCCAGCTGCATGTTGTGGTGGATTAGCGACATCATCGCTTCGTCGCGTTCAAATTGTGTCATAGTTTGGTTAGTTTATATTTTACACCATCAATTTCTACTACTTTGTCCTCGCTTGGTTTTGGTCGGTTGTCTACGATTTTACCTTCTGAATTTTCAAAGTAAATTTGTTTGCCTTGAGAATCGTATTCATACCTTGCCCAAAATCCATCTGCAAGCTCGAAGTATGTTCGGTTACCTTTTTTGTCTTTGATTTCTAATCTGCCGTTGGCCCCAAAGTCCCAGTTGATTAGTTCTGCTATTGTCTTCATCGGAATGTTACGGTTAGAGTGGTCTTGGCTGGCTTCACTGGCACTACTGGCACGACTTCGCCAGTGTTGGGATCGACAATGGCGGCGGTGTCTGCCATCTTAAACGCGGTCTTGACTAACTCGTGTCGTGCTTTGAGGCGGTCTGCCAGTTCAACGCAGACTGGATCGTGGTTAAAGTCCGGCACGTCGCGCGGCTCGCGTAGCTGAACGCTTGCACCGTGGAACTTAAACTCGCCTTTGCCGTACGTCGCGGCGGTGTCTTTCGCCAGTTCTTCGGTGCGCTCAATGATGCTCTCCAGCGCCTTCACAACCGCCTTGCAGCGGATGTGAACGGATAGCGGATCGACGTTGCCGTCCATGACTTCGGCGGTGACATGGTTGACAAAGGCCTCAATCTCGGCTTTGTCGATGTTGGTGGGTAGCGTCAGCACTGGTCACCTCCTTGCAGTTTTGCGATGAACTGTTGGCGCTCTTTCATTTGTGCTTCTTTGAACGCGAGCAGGTCGAGGTTCTGCTTCCAGCCGAAGGCATAGCGCTCTTCGCGTTGCTTGTGGATAAACTTAGCCATCAGGTTTTTAACTTCTTGCTTTTTCATTGGTTGGGTTAGGTTAAAGGGTTGAAAGGTATTTGATTCCGGATTCGTACTTCGCCGCATCCCAGTTCTCGCGCGCCTCCAGCTTGTAGCGCTGATCGGGATCGGCGACCTTAGCCATCAGCATCTGACCGTATTTGACGCGTAGGTCGGTGAGCAGCTGCTCTTTGTCGATTGCCAGCGTCATCTCCTCGGCGGTTGCAATGCTTGTTTCTAAGCCTATGCCAAAGTTGCCGAGCGCCCTGCCCCAAGCGGAGGATTCGCAATTCTCGACGTAGCTGGTCTTGTTAATCGCGCTGCTGGTTCTGTCCTCCTGCGCCATTCCGCTTGCGACGATGCGGCCATTGGGATCGGTGATGATGGCGTTTAGTACGCAGAAGTCGGGTGTCAGCTGCACGACTTCGGTGGTGAGGGAGTGGTCGGCGAAGTTTGCGCGGAAGTATTTGAGGCGCTCGACTACTTCGACGTAGGGTTTACCCTTGATGTTGGTCGTTTTGAATTGGTGCATTTTTTGTTGGTTTAGTTGGTTGGTTGGCAGCGAAGTTCAACGCGGCGCGGATGCTGCCAAATCGCGCCCGGCATAGGGTGAGGGTGTCAGCCTCGCAGTAGACAGAAGTAAGTTGCATTTTGGATTGGTTAGAAAGTGTAGGTGTCATCTTCTTTGTTGAGTTCATTGGTATGTTTTAGGTACGCAAATATACATAAATAAATAATAGGCAGCGCGCAAAATGATATGTACCACCACCAGCGGTCATGAAAGTCTGCCATCATGTAGACCATTGACAGCAGAAAGGGAATGATCAGTAGTAGGTTGCTCATGGGTAGAATAGGTTTTGGAAGTTAGACAGTGTGCGGTCTTTGCCAAGAACTACCAGCAGCGTTTGTATTTCGTCGAATGTGCAAAGTGTGTAGAAGTGCTTGCGTGTCAGGAACTCAACGCAAAACTCCCTGCTGTGTGGGTGTTCGTAGCTTTCGATAGCGGCGCGGGTTTCGCCTCTCATGCGATCCCATAGTGTTGGTACTTGTTGCATGGTTAGATTTGGTTTAGAAGGTCTTGACGTGCTTGGAGGTAACGGCCGTAGAGTTCGTAGTTGAACGTCAGCGGCTTCTTGGTCTCGCTCGATGAAGGCGTCGCGGTGCGTTCCAGCATGTAGCGGATGTGGCGATGCCACGCGTAGAGGTATGCAGGGATGAAGTTCATGGTTTGGTTGGGTTTAAGGTTGGCATTGGTAGAGGTGTTGATGATCGTTGGAAGCGGATGAAGCGGAACCAGTCGCGGTGTTGGCTGCGAAATAGCGCGTCTACAATTTGACGTGTTCGCGTCGGGTTGCTGTTCGCAGTAAACGGATAGTCGGCGTGCATTGCGTAAAGTCCGCTCGGCAGCTTGTGGATGTAGGCCTCAACGACGATGCCGTTGTCGAGGGTGATCGGGGTGTAACTGATGATGTCGTGGTTCATTGGGTTGGGTTGGTTAAAGGGTTGGAAGTGAACGGCGGTACTCGTTGATGACGTGGATAGTGTCGTGGCTAACTTTCGCCTGCGCAAGGTAAGCGCCCTGCAATGCTGTTGACTGCATCACGTCGATGCCTGCACGCTCCATCTGAATGGCGGCTTCGTACTGCTCCCGCGTCGGGATGAATGAGCCACCGGCAGTTGCGTAGTTAAACTTAGATTTGGCGCGTAGTTTTTCGATTTCAGCAACGCGACGCATGTGTGCTTTTTCTTCGCGCTCTTTGCGTGCCTGCTCTTTAGCTGCACGTTGTTCGGGTGTGAGGTCGGCGTAGTAGCCTTTGAATGATCTTTTGTACATGGTTGGTTGGGTTTATAGGGTTAAAAAAATTGCGCGTTGGTGAGCCGCGCCCCTCGGTGGGTTACCAAGGTCACTGTCCCATCACTCCGCCGTTGTACATCCTGCGAACCTTGTAATAAGCTGAACCAATTTCACTTTGCCTTTTCTTTGCTTCCGCACACGCTTCATTGATATTTGAAGCGACAATGTAAATTTTGGTAGGTCTGCCCATCGAGTCAATTACATTGTAAAGGTTTGATTGTGGGCCGCTTGGTGTTTGATTGTTTTTCATTGTTTGGTTTGGTTTAGTTGGTTAAGTTTCTACCGCTTTGGTATATGCAAATATACATACATATATATATACGATGCAAACTTTTTTTATTTTTTTTTCTGCGTTTCCAGCGCGTATAGGCACATTCCGAAAAAAACTTTCAGACGCCCCCGATTTCCAAGCCTTGATTTTTCGCTGTTACTTCAACCTGGCAAACAAAACGACGCTGGCCAGCAGTCCCAAAATCGCCCCGATCAGCAGTATCGGCCACCTGCTTTTGCGCTTCTTCGGCTCAACGACGACAGTGCGCTCTACGATTGTCGTGTCACGCAGAATAAGCCGCTCTACGACCGTATCTCTGCGTAGGCGTATGACAATGCCACTACCTGAATTTGCGACGCTTAGAACGCTTGTTTTCGCACTGTCGCGCAGGGCGAAGCGGCGTATCAACCCGGCACTGTCGCAGAGGTCGGGGAGCGTTAACTCGGTTAAACTTCCAGCGGTGACTACCTGCCGATCCGTATGCACGATAGCACTCGTGCGGATCACCTCCGCATGTTTCCGGCAGCAGCCAAAAAGCAGGAGGCTAAATATGAGCGTACTCCTGCGTAGCATTGAACGATGGGCAGGCTTTGGCTACTTTTGGAAAGTCGCGATGGCCGAGGATCTTAGCCGCTGGGTACTTGGCGCGCCATTCGTGCAGCACCTGTGAGAGTGCGTCTTTTTGGCCTTGCGTGCGATTGTCAACAGGGTTGCCTCTGCTGTCAACGCCGCCGATGTAGCTGATGTGGAGGCTTACGCTATTGTAGCCGGCAACGCCGTTGCACACGGCGTCATCATCAGCCAGCGTGATGACTTCGCCGTTGGGTTTGACGACCTTGTGATATCCGGGTGACTTCCACTTCAGGTTTGTCCGCCAGTAGTTTTGGATCGAATCGATTGTAGTTGAGTGCGGTGTCGCCGTGCAGTGAACGACGAGGTATTTGATGTTTCGCATGATGCCTGTTTAGGCTGCAAAATTACTTAATTCCATCGATTTCGATGGGTTAAAGCATTGCAGTCAGCTTTGCCCTGACATTGGTACTATAATTTACACCCCATAAGGTACGAATCAATGCGCATCCTACCACTTTATACCCTATCGGGTGCTGGTCGTCGTAAACGTCGCATCAATGACGCGGGTGTCTATTTTCTTGGTGTTCAGGTGGATCAGTTTCAGCTTCATCCAGTAGCCGCCCAATGGCTTCGGCGGTCTGCCTCGCTCAACGTGGAAGCCTCCAACGCCGCCATCGTATTCCTCCTTGTAGGTCGCCGTGCGTATCTGATGCAGAGGCCGTTGTTTGATCATATAGTCGCTGCGGTTGAGGTAGGTGATGACGTTGACGTGATGATACAACTCATGCACGTGACCTTGCCAAGTGCAGTCGTAGCCTTCAACCATCGCCATGATCCGCTGGTCTTGGATGACGCCCTTGGTCACTGGACCGCCTCCGCCTGATCCGTGGTAGTAGTGCATCGCAAAGCGTGTCCGGTGGTTTACTTTAGCACTGTGCGTGAAGCCGAACAGGATCGCTCCGCCGTAGCCGCCAAGCTGAATGTCGGTCTTGCACTCGTGGTTGAGCAGCGTGACGAACATCTGCAAGGCGTCGAACTCGACATTGCGGATCACGCTTGTTTCGTGGTTGCCGTAGCCAATGAGCGCGATGTGCTTGGCGTAGGGCTTGAACCACTGCACCGCGTCGTTTACGACGGCTTGCAGGTAGTTGCCCTGATTGTGTTCCGGTCTGATCTCATCCTTGCCCCGACGTGGATCACCGCGCCCCTGCATGAGGCAGAACGTGTCGCCGTTCATGATGATCTTTGCGCCTCTGCGCGCGGCTTCGTCAAGGTGGCTTTTTAGCAGGTCACGATCGCACTTCGGGTTGTCCCAATGCAGGTCGCTGACCAGCAGAAACTCCGCCTCCTTCCCTTCGCAGTCGAAGGTGTGAACATTCGCTGCGCGTCGGGTTATTTTCATACTATTGGTTTGGTGTCGACTTGAGCAGCTTCATGATCCGCACTTCCAGCACCTCCGTGATCTTGACCCCTGAAAATCCGACGATGAAGGCGAGGCCGTACTCAATGTTGGGTGCTTTTATGTTCAGGATGCCAATAATCACTGGCGCGATGTAGGTGGCAGATAGCGTGCCGGAAAGCACGGCGATCAGCTGCATTTTCCAGTTCTTCATCTTGGGAGCGAGCAGTAGTGCGCCGAAGAAGCCCGCGATGGTTAGGCCGAGGTTGATGCCGATGGATTTGAGGAAGTCGATCATTTTAATCTTCGTTTAGTGTGTTAGATACGTCGTCGCGCTCGGTGTAGTCCTTGCCGTACTGCTCATCCCAGCCGAGGAAGGTATGCACCCCGACAGGCGGAGGCCAGCACTCATAGGGCAGGTAGGCGGCATTTGGCTCTGCATCCCAAAGGATGTCTACGCAATATGTACCCTCAATGATGCCCAGCGGCACTGCGAAGCCTTGCGGCACTGGTAGCGCGGTGAATGTCGCTTCGTTGGGGAAGGCGTATTTGCGGAAGGTAGCCATTTATAGTCGGGTTAATTCGGCGAGTTGGGCATCGGTGAGGCGCGTGGTGTAGAGGGCAGCGGCGCGGATGCGGTCGTTGAGAAATGCTGCCGTTCCAAATGTTCCCAAGTTTACCGATGTAAATGATGCACTAAAAGTAAAGGCAGACGTGCTTGTGGAGCCAGCTTGTGTTCCATTAACAAATGCCGCTATATCACCTGATTTGTAAGCGATAGCCGCTTTTACAAAACCAGTTGCGGCAAGTGTTTGCGAAAACACGCTTGAACCTAATGCTCGCAACTCCAAGGTCACTAAATTGGCGGTACTTCTGCGTATATGAACGCTGTTGTCAAAACTTGCGGCAACTAAACGTATTGCATAACCCTCAACCCCCAGTGTCTGCATGTTATACTCAATGTACACCGTCCCCTCCGTTTGGCCTATCAAGCCACTCACGAGCGCACCCGATGCGCTGATGACATCTGCGGCACGGCTGCCTGTTCCTGATGTTGTGGGGATGAAACTTGTGGGAAATGCACCGAGTTCTATCTGCGGTGCAGCAAAGCCCATCGTTGTCCCTGTTGCTGCGACATTTGTTGAATTGACTGCCGCTAAAACGCCTACGTTAATATTGCTAACAGTCCCACTTGCCGTCATTGTAAAGGTTTCGGAACATCGGTAAACATCCGTTCCCCATTGTTCAACTCTTCGGATTCTGTTTGTTGTTCCTGCGGAATTGTATAATGATCCGGTATTAAACGAGCCACTTACATCAAATCCCCCACCAATGTCACCCGCTGCTGCTCCACTAAAAGTAAAATAGTAACCAAAAATTGTGTGTGCAGTCGTTTTTTTAACGAAAAACGAAACTGTATATGTGCTTCCAGAAACAAGGTTTAATGCGGGAGAAAGCGTTGGACTTGTATATCGGCTTCCAGCACTTCCAACAGACCCTGTTACACCAACGGTTAGGTTTACGCCACTCAAACCAATGACATCAATAGTAGCCCTTGTCATTCCTTGGTTTAATATCCACCCAGAAGCAGAATCAGTAGATTGCAAGATGCTATTCTGCCCACTCGCCTCCACCAACAAGGCGGGACACGACTGCCCCAGCCAATCGATGCGCGGCACTCCCGATGCGACGCTCTCAATCAAACCGCTGCTATTTACGCGCGTCGCCGTTGTGTTGCGGCTGACGGTGAAGTCAGGAGGAAGCCCAACTACATTCGTCGATTCATTCAGTCGAGTGACCGCACCTGTCGAGGTGGCAATCATAGGCGTAGCTACGCCAAGCCGCTCAAGCTGCGGCGATGCAATCCGTATGGTGTAGCTGTATGTCGTGCCGCTGACAATCGGGTGGCCAATGCGCCCTCTCGCCGCAGTCACGCCACTTTGATTGAACGTTCTAACCGCCGAAAGTCGCTGCAATACTGCACCGCTTGCCAAGGCGATATTTGTCGATGTCCCCGCCTGAAAAGTTGAACCACTCACCTCCTGAACCTGCAAGACCATTGCAGGCGTTGTGATGTCACCACTGATGCAGGTTGCGTAGGCTGATAGCGTAAATGTCTGGCCAGTAGTCGCGGTTACTGCGCCTGTTGCGGCAGAAAAAAACAGGTTGAACGTACCGCTTGCTGTTGCCGTTCCGCTCACGCTTACATCTACATAATTAACGAGCGTGCCATCATTAGCCGTTGCCTGACCACTTGCGCCTACCGAAAAGGTGAAGCCAGCAGGGATTGAACCCGATGCCCATGTAGTCGGCAACACGCTACCTGTCGCCCCAGCCATTGAATTGTTAGGTATGAAGTTGGTGCGCGTTGTTGGTAGCTGGTCGTAAAGCACCCCTGCCTTGTATAATTGCGGCACAACAAGCAGCGAAGGCTGCGTCTGCACGTCTTGCATGATCTGCATGGCGCGCGCCGTCAAGCAGTTACCAGCTTCTTCGCGCTGCGCCGCATCCGCCAATGCGTTATTGGTTGCCAAAGTCACATCTTCGGCGAACCCCTGAACAGGACGCTTGACCGCAAACGGCAAGCCATAACCCAACCCCAACGCCATTATACCGCGCTTACGACAGTTACCGACTGGAAGGTATAGGCAAAGACGTTGCCTCCTGAAGGCGTCACCGCCGTTATGCGCTGCCCTCCGTTGCCGCAAATGATCATGCCGGTGTTCACGGTAACGCCTGAAAGTCCCAAAGTTGTCAGCAGGTTAGTGCCACCCTCGCCTGTCAAGGTCGTGAAGCTGCACGATGCGTTGACGATCAGCGCATCATACGTCTTGCCGGTGACTGCGCCGGTGACGCACTCCATGACGACTCCGCGACCAAGTAACGCGTCAAGTTGTTGTCCTAAATTCATTGTCTTTTTCTTTAAGTGTAAATATCGTTTGGCCTGTTTCTATGCAATTCTATAATCGTGTTTTTAACTTGTCGGTATCTGGCAGACGTTGCGGCTGAACGGCAACTCAAAGACCACCGTTGCCTGCCAACCTGCGACCTTGTCATCCCTTGCCTCAACAAAGCGCGTAGCACTAACCGCGCCTGTGATTGTGTACTCGCGATCAGGATCATCGGTGAACTCCGCGACGAAGTCCTGCAGGATGCGCAGCGTGTCGCTTAACACCTCATCCTCGTTGTCAGTCCACCGGTAGACGACGCTGCCGCTTATGGTCGCATCCACGCCGCGAAGGTCTGCAACCCTGTCCATCACCAGCACGCTGACGGTTAGGTTGGTTGCGCCAATGGGCATTGACGCGCTCTGCGCATCGACGAACAAAAGCGGGTAGATGACCCTATCCCTGTCGGTTGTCCGC